ATTCCATCTTTTAAAAGAGAAATAGTAACAGAAGACCAAGAGCCACCATCGAAACTTCCTCCACCTGTAAAATAGACTTGAAATTTAACTTTATCCCCTGCTCGTAAATTTATTGTGTTACAACCGTATTGTTGCATTTCACTCCATAAAGCCGGACCATAAGTCAATGGTTTTGCTACACCGTTAACAGTAAATTGGGAAAAACAATTTTTTGGCGCTGAATATGTTCCCGTCAAACCAACATATCGAAAATTCACATCTATTTTATATAGCCCATCAACAGGGACAACATAACAATTTTGTGACGTAGACCAATTTTTTTGCGATTGACTACCAAATTGAATGTCCGTATAAACAGATGATGGAATTGTCGAATCATTTACAGGAAAAAATGTTTGTGAAAAGGATTGTGTTCCCTTTTTCCAATTGACCCCATCGAATTCTAGAATGTCACCGGCAGATGCGCCTGTTAAATCCACATCCGAAATATCATCCAATTTAGCAGTTTTATCCAGCTTGTTCGTTCCTAAATCAACAATTCCTTGCTCAATATTGTTCATCGTTGCAGCAGTTAAAGGAGTACCCGTTTGAGTAACCGCGCCCTCGTTTGGAGTCAATACAATGGAACCACCTTGAGTAGCGGCAGCGGTACCAGTTGCGGTAAAATTCATCGGATTTTGAACTTGTCGGTCTTGCCATGTCGTTCTTACATATGGGTAAGCCATATTTGACCTCCTAAAAGTTTATATTAAAAAGAGATCTCAAAAAGAGACCTCCGTTAAGCACCGCCACGAACTTCACTTGTCCCGGAAAGTGCACCTTCATAATTGAACTCTTGTCTTGTCACTCGAGATATCTTATTTGAAGCAAAAACCACACCGTCAACCGTTTGACCATCATCGACCAATACGATATCGCCACATTGAATGGACGGATTTTGTCTCCATTGACAAGTATAATTCGCGTTATAGTTAGACTCAGCAAAGTAAAAATCTGCTACTTTTTGAGCTATCGTATCGGAATCAATAAACGGATTATCAATCGTAAACGCGACTCCATTACTACCGTTACCCATACGCGGATTGATATAAATCGGTGAATGATTGACGCTTCCAGAACTATACACATTTATCTTTAATTGATAAATGGACAATTGAAGATCAATCATCGGAATTTCAAACATGTTCGCCATTGATATTCTTCTGTTTCCACCGTCATCATTAATTTCAGGATACACATTGTATTGAGTCGTTGCATATCCGAAAAGTCTCGATTGTGTACTAGCGTAGGAACTAAACACACCGTTATTAAGAAGTGTTGAGAATGGTTTCACCATCATCTTCCCATAACGATCTTGATAAACCGCGCAGTTTGTAGCAATGCCCACAAATTGTAACGCTTGACGACAATCCATATCTTGAGTGGTTATCTTAGACGTATTATAGATCGAACTCGAAACAACCGGGTCGATACTATAATTACTACATCCGACAATCTGAAAAACTTTCGTGACAACATCATTCATACTTGTGAAAGTACCAGGCGGGAAATCATAGTTTGAAATTTTAGTCAACCAGTCATGACCAATAAGCGTCACCGTCTTCATAATCGGATCCATCTTCCAGCTATCCATAAAGAAATATCCAGCAGGAATCCACTCAATAGCGGACGCCGGATCGTTGATGTCCAGGTGTAACCCAAGCTCAACGAACATTGTCGGCGTACTCGCTAGAATGGATGTCATATTATTATAGGATAGATAGTTGAATGTACCATATTGATTATCAAGCGTGATCGTACATTGATCAGATGGAAGCGTGTCGGATAATGTTGTATATTCTTCAACGATGTTGAAATTAATAATTACATCATCACCGTAAACACCATTTGTGATATACCCCGGAACATTGAGTGTAAGTCTAGCGTCGAATTGACGGGACGTGGCAGTGACCGCATTTTTAAAATCATTTGATACCGGTATCATACGTCAGACCTCCTACAACTCGACGAGCGTAAATTTGACATCTTTATATCGAGGAGCGCCCCCAAGGAAATCAATAATTCCAAGGTTTCTATCTCCACAATAAAAGTTTGATGTTCTGTTTACGCCCGTTTGCGGATCAGGATATGTCACTGAAAACGAAACCGGAGCAACAGCTTGCAAGATTTTCGCACAATCATCTTGTGTTAAAAAGTTATACGATAACGAGAGTGTACGTTTTGTATTGATCCGCTCAATGATCATATTACCTTGCGCGTTACGTTGTGCTTTTGAAATATCAGCAATCATCACTTGAAAATCAGCAGGTGTAGCAATAGCCACACCGCTCACTTGAATCATTGACACAAGCTACACCTCCTAAATTTGTTTAAGACGAACGTTAGTACCGACACGCTTGTTCTCACCGTCAATATATGGTTTCACTATTCGAGCAAAAGAACGACCGTCAATATTAAGAATAATGTCGCCACCTTGACCTCTGTTACCACCTTGAAAAGCAAGAGCGGCATTGACCGCGTTTGCAACAGAAGATGACATGATATCTTGAAGTCGATCAAGTGGAGCAACAACTTCACGACCACCGGGATTATCACCGATCATTGCAAGCATAGGACCACTTGTGATACCACCTTTTGCAAGTTTCGGAATGTTAGGAATGTGAAGGGCTTTTCCACCTAAGAAGTCAGGTAATTGACTACTTAGTTTATTGACACTGTTGATAACGTTATTGATTTGACCGATGATCCAGTTCAGCGGAGCCTTGAAAATTTCCTTCAGACCGTTAGCGATCGTTTTGAACACAGTGGAAACACCGTTCCAGGCTTGTTTCCAGTCACCAGTAAAGACGCCAGTCAGAAAATCAATAATTCCGCCAAAGATTTTTATCAAGCCCTTTACCGAATCAGCGATCAAACCAGCCGCCCAATCTACCCATGCCCATACATATTTGAACACATCTTTGAAAGTTGGAGCGAGTTTGTCGACTAAATAGGAAATGACCGGTAAAACAAATTTATTTAAAATCTTGAGTCCGTCAGCTATTATTTTTCCAACACAGTCAGCAACAGCTCCGAACATACCTCTGAGATGTTTGTCCCAAAGATCACGGGCGTTTTTAATCCCATCCATCAACACCGGCTTGAAGAACTTATTCCAAAGGGACAGAATAATATTTCCAATTTTCTCGACTATACCCTTTAGATTTTCATAAATGTCCTTACCGTACTTATCCCATACCTCTTTGAGTGACGACCACATATCTTTCCCGATTTTCTTAAAGAAACCAGAGATCTCATCCCATAATTTAATGACACCATTTCTGAAATCTTTGTTTGTTTTCCATAGGTAGACGAAAATACCAACAAGTGCAGCGATAGCGATAACGACCAGACCAATGGGTGAAAGAATCGCGCCCATTATTGCAGATAGACCTGAAAAAGCACCGGTAACACTAGCAACAATCGAACTCCAGTTCTTAACAATAAGGAAAGTCGTAAGAGCGGCGCCAATACCAGCCAAAGCAGAAACAATGAGTGTTTTGTGATTTTGGATAATAGATGTAAGATTTGAAAACTTATCTTTTAAATCAGCAACAAGAGCCGCCATATTCTTACGAATTTTATCCATTTCTTCTTTTTGCTTCTTCCCATCATCAATAAGACCTTCCGTCATACCTTCCATTGGGTCAGCAATACCAGCAGCGTCAGCGGCAGAACCAGCACCACTAGCAGAACTGGAAGTCGGAATCGTATGAACTTGGTCAAAGGAAGCGGTGAAGTCACTCTTTGTTTTCTTTGCTTTATCTTTTCCACTCTTACCCGCAGCATTTGCGAGTTTGCCATGAGCACTAGCCAGATCATTTATCGCACCAGCTTGATCCTTGATCCCTTTTGTCTGATTTTGAACAGCACCAGAATAACCAAACAAGACTTGAAAGAAAGCAGTGACATACATTAACGCCCTGTTTATCTTATCAATAAAAGCGGTAAGTATCGGAAGCACTGTAAAGAGAATCGGTTGAAACGCCATTTGAAGACTCGTTTTAACATTTGAAAGTGAAGAATGAAAACGGTTCATTCTTGTTGCAACGTCTTCAATAACCGTATTACCAAACTTCTCAACAACTTGTCGGTGCATTTCAGTCAATAGGATTGCTTCTTTTTGTTCCGCATTTAATTGCGCCCAAGGTGTACCGTTTGCAATTTGTTTGTAAGCTTGTGAATGAGTGAGCGCCATTTCCATTACGTTCAAGTCAATCATACGAACAGCCTCACCGTTACCGGCAAGAGCAGAAATCATACGTTGAGATACCTCATCCATTGACCGACCAGTTGCAGCGGAAACAATTGCGACGTCTTTCATCATATCTTCCGTCATTTGAGTCAATTGACTTGTGGTACTAGCCAGAGGCATTAACATAGCGGAAATCGTTGCACCTTGTTCAATAATCATTGCCTTTGAAAGACCCATTGACTTACCGACGGTATCACCCCACTCCATGAAAGCAGTGGCACTATTGCCAAGACGTTTATCAAGGGATGACAATCGACCATCGAGTTCACCCGCACCTTGTGCAAACTCATTGATCCCTTCAAACGTACCGATGATGGTTTCACCAATCAATTTAAGACCTTCCATAGCGAGTCCTATTTGACCAAGTGAATGAGTCATTTGGTTTTGAAATTGTACCGTCTGAATTCCAGCTTGACGGAAAGCAGCAGACAGACCAGAGAAATCCGCTCCGGCACGGACGATTATATTACGAGTAGCCATCATTTTCCTCCTTTCGGGAGTAATAAAAAGAAAGGTAACACTTACTTTGAAGTGCTACCACCAAAAACAGCGTTAAGCTCAGCAACTTTTGCAAGCATTTCTTCATCGGTCATGAATCTCTTTTCCTCTTCTTGTCCTGAAAACTTTTTATGATAATGTTCAAAGCTTTCAAGTTTATCGACACGATGGAAATACGCGGTCATATAAGCAGTTAGTAAATCACTTTCCGCTTCTTTTTTATTCTTTTCTTCAAAAGCATGCACAGCAATATTCAACTCATGAGGAGTGATTTCATTGTATTCAGAAAAACCTATTCCTAATTGGATAGCAACCTTTAAGGACTCATCCCAGTCCCACTCTTTTATTTCTTCGCGGGTGCTACCCTCTTTGAGTTTGGGTCTTCTTTAGCAGTACCAAAAGCATTACTTAACGCAAGTGTCATTTTATCAACTACTTTATTAAACTCGGGAACCTCATCAAGCCAATCTTCCATATCTTCAAGTTTAAGATTTTCACCTTGTTTACGAGCGTCAGATAATAATCCGCAATAGATTAACTTTTCAATCGTTTCAAGATCGAAACCACCTTGACCAATTTCTTCAAGTCCAATGTTTGAAATAGCTTGAAAGTTTTTAAGCGCCTTGTGACCGAAACGCAATTCTCTATCACGTCCACCAAGATTTATAATTACAACGTCATTATTTTTAGCCATTTGAACTAACTCCTCCTGAGTTGAATATTGTTTTATTAATAATAAAATTTTTAAAAGAGTGACGGTGATTTTCTACCGCCACCGTCAGCGGATTACATTATTACTCTCCGAAAGTAAGAGTCGGTGCACCGATTACTTTCAAAGTAGCGTCGAATGAAACGATTGAATCAATACCAGCTTTTGTCTTGAATCCGTTAACTAATCCAGTGAAAGTCCAAGCGGTTCCTGTTACTTGTCCACCAACAGCAGGAAACTGAATCGTGAATTGTTGAGGCGCTTGAGTTCCTTCTGAATTGATCGCAGTCCAGAATTGTTGATCGTTTGACGTATCAAGAAAACCGGAAATCGAAACGTCAGAAACCTCTTTGAAACCAGATACAAACGTTTTATAACCATTTGTATTATCAAGAGTAGTCGTGTCAATAGTGTTCACCTTTACATCAAGACCGTCGATAGATGTTAAGTTTGCTACCCAGGTAGGAGTAGCGCCAATACCTAATTTCGTACCTTGTGAAGTGATAACAGTATTTGGAGCAGTAGTCATCAATTTTTCCTCCTCTAAATTCGGACAGTAAATCCGATTGTATTTTGATATAAAAACGTTTCAGGGTCATACAGTTCTTTGATATTTTCATATGAAAAATCATAAACCATCACCCCATCGTCAGGGTCGCCAATTTTTCGACTCTGAAAGGATTTCAATAAATCTAAAACATTACGAGAAACTTGTTTTAATTCAGCATAAGAACTTTGAATAATATACAAAGTGCAATCCATTTCCATTGAACTTGTATATCCGTCAAGCGTTTTTTCTTCCATTCCGATACTTGACTCATATACACAATAAGGAGCTTTCGCACCTTCAATGACGTTCAAAGGAAAGACTTCACCTATACCGGTGACAGATGTCAACTC